TTTGCAATTTTAAATTCATCAAATAGTGTTTGTTTATCTATCATATTGTAGTCCTTTTGTTAAGTTAATAATCATTTATGTACTAATGCTATCACAGTTTATTATAAAAGTCAAGCGTTAAATAAGTCAATAAAATCAACATTTTTATGAGAACAAAGTAAGAACATTTGATCTATTATTATCTAATTTCTTTAAAGTATCGTCTATTTCAAACAATTCCTCATTTAATGATTCGTTATTTTTATATGTTAATTCATCTTCTATTTCTTTTTTTCTACTTTTTAGATTTTTAATTGTTAGTTCTTTATCACTCATATTCCCTCATTTAAAAATTTGTCTGTATAATTTATTGGTAGCCCATTATCATCAAATTGTTCGTCTTTATGATATTCAGACCTATCATTAGCAATTAAATAACATTCTGATTGAATATCAGCAATCATATTGTCTATTTCTTCAGTAGGAGCTTTCGGACTACCATATTTCATAGTCCGAAGTTTGTCTGATTTCACTTTTAATAAGTCTATCTTATTACAAAAATCACTAATTTTGTGTAACATTAGTTTTTACCTTAGTAAAAAATGATTTAATTTGAGCAATGTTTCTAGCAGTTTGTTCTTGTGCTGATTGCCAACTATTTTTTTGATATTCTTTAATATCGTTTACTTCAGTTACAATAAAGTTCTTTACTTTTACATCTACTGTATCTGCTTTTGCTATTGCTGTTGCCATTATAGCAAGTATTGTTAACATCATTAACGTTCTCATATTTTCCTTCCCATTGATTTAAAATCAGCTTGATCTACAACTTGATAATTACCTTTGTTGTAAGCAATGCCGATTGTTTTACCTTCAGGTAATGTAACTTTTGGTAAAGTTCTTTTTACACATACACCTGGGATTCTATCACTTGTAGGTATAGAATTTCTTACTTTATACATTGATAAATCTAAAAATTTTGTAACTCTTTTTGATTGTCTTATTTGACCTGTCTTAATATTAATGTTAAGACCTAAAGTGGCTAACCACTTATGATAATCTTTTTTTACTAATTCAAATTGTTCTCTTTTTGTCAATTTTTTTGACATTCTATTATTATTGCACATTTTAATCAATTTGTCAATAGTCTATTTTGTTGTAATTAAAATATTTGATAGTGCCTTCTACATAACCATATTTTTTATCTTTTACTTTAGGATTTGTAAACATAGTATTAGCGTCACCTGATTTATAACCCTCTTTGTGTGATAATGTAATGTGAGCGGCACCTTTATCACTTCTTTTTATTTTTTTATTACTGTCTAATAAAAACATATCTTTTACCCAATATGCGTCAATGTGATTATTTGCTCTGTAGCCATTAATCATAGCACCTACTTTTTTACCCACAAGATTTTTGTATTTGTTAAAAACTTTAACTGTTGGTTTAAATGCAAGTGTAATATGATCCGATACTAACACGCTCATTGTAGCACCTTTTTTAACCGTATTACAACTTTGTTTATCTAATGCAATCGCAAAATATCCGTTATACATTATTTACCTCTTTGATTTTCTGCCTCTAACTGAATAGCAACATCAACGTCTGACTCTTCTTTTTCTGTTAGAGCATTTTCATCTGCATAGGTGTCGATCTCCACCAAGCCGTCTTCCACTGCGAACGGTTCATCTTCATAAACAACTTTACCAATGTATTCAGTTTTACCACTATCTGAATAACTAGCATCAGCAACTAATGTTTCAACACCTTCTTTTTGAGAAGTTATTGAACCTTTGATTTCTGAATGGTCAATACCACCAAAATCTAAAAACTTATGGTCTGCCTCTGCTTCGTTATCAGCCAAGACCTCTTGTTCAATCATAAGTGTATAGTATGTTTTTTTTCTATACAGATTTTTGCCTACGTTTGCTGATGTAAATGTTATATTTGTTTCTACTGTCATAGTGTCTCCTTAGTTCATTTGATTAATATATTGTCTTTTAGTTTTGTAATCCTCAATAATTTTTGGATCAAAGTCTTTTCTAAAACCTTGTCTTGTATTCCATAATTGACCAAAGTCATTAAATAAACTTTTGTCACCTGCAGCCGTATCTGGCCATACGTCTTCATATGTTTGATAATATTCGTCTGGATACATAATTTCAATAGCAGTACTACCTAAAAAATTAGTAGCGTCCTCTTTGAAAATCTTATCCATATAGTCTTTAAACATTAATAGTCTTTTTCTATAATACTTAATTTTAGAAATAGGTACGTTTCTATAAAGAGTTGATGAAGACCAAAATGTATCTAAACCATCTTCTGGATCCTGATACTCTCTTTTATATACGATATTAAATGTAGTGTAAATTTCTTTTGTCATATACGTATATACTATATTAAAAATGGCTAAAAGTCAAGCATAAAAAAACGTTGATTTTACTAGGTTTTTAGGATATAAGTGTGCTATTCTGACGCACTTTTGACTGATTCTTGTCTATTTTCTATCAAATCCTGCTTTGGCTACGTAGAACGAATCAACCACATCTGTAACAGGATTGTTTAGTTTTATTTGATCAAACTCTTTCATTAAATCAATATCTGTATCTTTTACAAACTGCTCATACATTTTTAATTTATCTGCATTACCTTTGCCAGTAGCATTCTTTTTTACTTGGCCAGGCACTATACTTTCAAATCTTTTGTTTAGTTTGTACAGTTTATGTTTTAAGGCACCCATATTTTCTGCTAGATTAAACACAAGGCCTTTACTACCAAATGAATATCCTTCTACAAAAATATTACCAATAGCAGTATCAATAATATTAATCGCCCAATCGGAAATCTGGTCGTGTCGTTGTGTCTCGGAGGTATAGGGTATATGAAGTCTGCCATTTATTTGTCCATTACAAAAATTACCTTCATATTTTTTTACATTTGTAAGATAATATATCTTACAATTTTCAAATTTAAACTCACCCCTACATACACATATAGCAGGACTACTTAAACTATAATCAATTCCAATCGTCTTGGTCTTCTTCATTTTCAAAAATTGCATCCTCTTCATCTATAGAAGTGTCTGCACCACAAAAAGGACAAGTAGTTGGTTCTGTTTCATCATCCCATTCAACATGATAGGATACTTCACAATTTTTACAACTGATTGTAACTTTATTTAAATTTGGTGGAGTAAGTGTTGTCATTATAGTTTAAATTTCTTAAATTGATCTTTTGTTACATCTTGTTTAAGTCCACCAATAACATAACTTTCTATTTCAGTTTCTTGTGGAGCATTTTGCATTGAACGACTATTAAACCAATGTTGTGTCCATGGTAATGGATTATTGTTTGATGGCTGTTCATACACTTGATTTAATCCTATAGTTCTCATTCTTCTATTTGCTATATATTCAACATATTGATGTAATAGTTTTTCAGAAAGGCCTATCATAGAACCTTTTTGAAACAGATAAGTTGCCCAACGTTTTTCTTCTTGGACTGCGTCATCATAAATTTGATAAACTTCTTTTTCTGTATCTTTAATAACTTTGTTCATCACTTTGTCATTTTCTTTATTTTTATAATTATTAATAATACTTTGTGACATTAACAAATGTTGACTTTCATCTCTAGCAATCAATGATAATATTTTAGCACTACCTTCCATAAGTTTAAGTTCGCCAAATGCAAATGAACAAGCAAACGATACATAAAATCTTAAACCTTCTAATACATTTACAGTTACTAATGATAGCCATAGTGCTTTCTTTAGTTCATATTCGTCAACTGATTTAGGGTCTAGTTTATATTTGTAACCTAAATCAATTAGTTTGTCATAACCTTCAGTTACAGACTTTGCTCTTTTTTCTATTTTTTCATCTTGTATAATTGTATCAAATACATCAGATGGATTTGAATATAAATTTTTAATAATGTATGTATAACTTCTACTATGAATTGTTTCCATAAAGTCCCATGCAACAATGGCACCTTCTAATTCAGGTATAGAAACAAATGGTAAAAATGCAAGACACGGACCTCTACCTTGTACTGAATCTAACATTGTTTGATATTTTAAATTAGATGTAAAGATAAACTTTTGTGATTCAGATAATTGAGAGTAATCATTTCTATCTTTTTGTAAAGAAACCTCTTCTGGTCGCCAAAAGAAACCTAACTGTTGTTGTGTCAATCTATCAAATACAGGATACTTAAACGTATCATATCTTTGTACAGCTAAATCTGCACCAAAAAACATTGGTTGTTTTGTACTGTCTAGTTTTTTATCTTTATTAAATACTGTTTTCATTAAATTGTGCAAGAATCACAGTTTTCTGGATCCTCTTCCTCTTTTACTTCTTGTTTATCCTCTGGTACATTATCATGGAACCCAACTGGATGAGCAGGTTCTTCTTCATCTTTCTTACTGTCATATGTGTTTTGATAATAAGAAGTCTTCCAACCCAACTTATAAGTTGTCAATAAATCTTGTGCCATTACTGATACAGGCACTTGACCATCAGTATAATTTTCAGGATTATATGACCAGTTACCCGATATTGCCTGATCAAAATACTTTTGCATTACTGCAACGATATTTATATATCCTTCATTCCCCTTCATATCCCAAAGAAGTGTGTAAAAGTTTTTTAGTTTATTGTATTCAGGCACAATTTGTTTTAATGGTCCTTTTTTAGACTTTTTAACAGACAAATAATCTCTTGGTGGTTCAATACCATTTGTTGCGTTTGATACAACAGATGATGATTCACTTGGCATTTGAGCTGAAAGTGTTGAGTGTCTTAAACCATGTTCTTTTATTTCACTTCTTAACCATTCCCAATCGTAAGTGTAATCTCTTTTTACTAATTCATCTACGTCTTTTTTATAAGTGTCAATAGGTAGTATACCATCTGCATATTTTGTTTGTTTAAATGCTGAACATTGTCCTTTTTCTTTTGCAAGTTGATTACTTGCCTTTAATAGAAAATATTGAAATGCTTCGGTAAGTTTATCAACTTGTCTCCATGCAAGTTTGTGTTCATACTTGTAACCTTTTTTAGCAAGATAGTGAGCAAGGCCAATATAACCAATACCTAAACTTCTTCTTGCCTTTGTTGATACTTCGGCAGCATTGATAGGATATTTTTGATGGTCTATAATTTCATCTAATGCTCTTACTGCTAAATCACATAAAGGTTCTAGTTCATCTCTTTTGTTTATTTTACCCACATTGATGGCAGATAAAATACATAAAGCAATTTCACCTTCTCCATCAATGTGTTGTATTGGAGTGGTTGGTAAAGTTATTTCCTGACATAGATTTGACATATAAACTCTATCTTTAAAAGATGAGTGAGTGTTACAATGGTCAATATTCATAATATAGATACGGCCTGTTTCAGCACGTTCTTTCAATATGTCAAAAAATAATTCTTGTGCATTTATCTTCTTTTTCTTAACGCTAATTTTTCTTTCTGCCTTTTCATAAAGTTCATCAAACTCTGGTGTACCCCATGCCTCATACAGTTCAGGTACTTCGTGTGGTGAAAATAAAGTTATATCTTGGTTGTTTATAAATCTTTCATAAAACAGTTTTGATAACTGTATTGAGTAGTCAAGTTTTCTGACTCGATTATCTTCACTACCTTTATTGTTTTTAAGAACAATAATGTCACCTATTTCTTGGTGCCAGATTGGGAAGTGGACTGTTGCTGATCCTCCTCGGACTCCATTTTGAGTGCAACACTTAACCGTTGCCTCAAACTTTTTAAGAAAAGGTATAACACCAGTGTGTTGGACCTCTCCTCCTCGTATCCTTGCATTGATTCCACGAATCCTTCCTGCATTGATTCCGATTCCAGCTCTTTGAGCGATGTATCTTCCAATCGCCATATCACCAGAGAAAATACTAGGTAAGGTATCATCAATATCAACCAGTACACAACTCGCATACTGACGTAAAGGAGTTCGTACACCAGCCATAACGGGAGTAGGAATATTGATTTTGAATTGCGAAATTGCGTCATAATATTTTTTAACATAACTCATCCTCGTTTCTTTTGGGTATTTGGCAAACAACGTTGCTGAAATAAGCATATACATAAATTGTGGTGTTTCATACACTTGATTAATACTTCTATCTTGTACTAGATATTTGTCTATCACTTGTCTTAATCCAGCATAAGTAAAATCATAATCTCTATTATGGTTGATCCAGTTTTCCATTCTATCAAAATCTTTTCTTTGATAGTTTTCTAAAATTTCTTTATCATATAGTCCCATCTCAACTACTTTTTTAACATGATCATATAGGTGTGGATGATCCCATAATTTACCAATAACTTGTTTTCTTAAACTGTAAAGTAATAATCGGGATGCAACGTAAGTGTAGTTTGGATAATTTAAATCTATTAAGTCTGCAGCCGACTTAACTAAAATCTGTTGTATTTCGTCTGTGGTAATACCATCATAAAATTGTAAACCACTTTTCATTTCTACTTGTGATGAGGAAACTCCTGTTATATCTTCACAAGCATACTCAACCATTTCATGTATCTTTTCAATGTTAAGAGGTTCTGTTCCTCTGTCTTTTCTTTTTTTGACATTTATAGACTCGTTTCTCATTACCATTTTTCTCTCCTTAACAACGTTTGTATGAATTTAATTGAGTAATTGCTGACAAACCTGAATAGGTGTTGTCGAATATAATTTTTTGTATTTGTTCTTTTGTCTTGCCGTTTACGATCATTTCGTTAATATCTTTTTCTTTTGTTCCTTCTGGCCATATTGTTATCATATAACTTTTATCAATCAACTTATACATTCTATCTATAATTTCTTTATTTCTTGGTTCATTATCAAAGATAAAAACAACATCTTTTTTTTCAACAGGTAGTTGTAAATCTGCACCACCAGCCGCAAGACAATTTTCTAGGAACAAACTATCTAATGGTCCTTCAACTATGTATAATCTTTTGTGAAGATTTATTCGTTCAAGTCCAAATATTTTTTGTTTGTTTTCCTGTAGTTTAATTGTTAGATATTTTGGTTGTTCTTTACCAAATGCTCGCCCTTGTAAAGCAAAGACTTCATTATCAACATCATAAAAAGGTATTATCAATCTAGGATGTTCATAATGTTTATTTAGTTCATTGAAAGTTCCAGGTCGTAACTTATTTACAAACGCTTGAAACTTGTCACAATAATATAATCGGTCAAAGTATTCTATAGGCAGTTTTCGTTTTATTAAATACTGCTTTGCAGGATGATCATTATCAATGTTACTAAAGGCTGTAAGACCTTGTAGAGGTGTAGATTTTAATTTTTGTTTTGTATCAGTTTTAAACTTATCAAATAAACTTTCAGCGTCATTTGATGGTTTACTACCTTTATATCTTTCTAAAATATATTGGTCGTATAAAGGTCTATCAACTAACTTTATAAGATTTGCCAAATTGTGTGAAGCACTACAATTATGGCATTTAAAAAACATATCATTTTTTACTCTATAAAGATATGCTCTTGCCTTTGTTTTAGACTTTTTAGAATCACCACAAACAGGACAACGAAAATTAAAAAG